GAACGTTGCGACACCAAGCGCCACCACATAGCGCGTGCCAAGAGCCAAGACGATCACGCCAACCGCACTGGCCAGAAACCCCATGCTGCCCACAAGCGCGTCAATGGCCCCGCGCAGGAACCCGCCCTCGCGCAGCCCCTCGGTCATTGCGTGCGCCATAGCCCCAAGCGCCGGAACAAGCGCAATCGCAAGCTGCTGGCCCGCGTATTGCGTGATCAAACCCAACCGCCCGATCCGGTCGTTGGCCTGTTCAATCATCGAGGCGTCAACGTTGCTGATCTCCAAGCCATAAGCCTGAATGTCGGACCGCGCGTTTCGGATTGCATCGCCGCCGCCGCTGACCAGCAAAACCATCTCACGGTTCCGCACGCCAAGGTCGCGCAAGATGGCCGTGGTCTGCGCGGATGACAGGCCAAGCGCCGCCACCGCGTCAGATATAACCGCCAGCTTTTCATCAGCGTCCAGGTCAGCAAGATCGGCAACCGTAAGCCCTAGGGCATCAAGCGCGCGCTGCCCGTTGCCGCTCACACCGATGCTGGCAATCTCACGGTTCATGGTCTGAATGTCATTGGTCAGACTTGACAGACTTACGCCCGCCTCACTTGCCGCCAACTCAAGCGCCCGGAACCCGCCGATTGAACTGTCAAGCCGCCGCGCGGCCTTCGCCGCTTCGTCGATCTGTTGCGCGCCGCGAAGCGCCGCCATTGCAATGGCCGTTCCCATCGCCGCCGCCACGCCCGCGACCGCAAGGAACTGTGTGCGCATGGTGCCTAGACGGTTGCCCGCACGCCGCGCGCCACGATCAAACTGCGCACTGTCCAGCCCCAGATTGACCCTCAAAGCACCAATGACTGACTGTGCCATCTAGATCACCTCTTTCGCGCCAAATGCGCGCGCCATTGCCAAACCCATAGCAGACAAAACCTCTGGTGTCTGTGCCTGCTTTCCAGCCGCCTTGCCGTTTATGAATGTATTGGCGTCGGGCATCTTATCCATCCGCTGTAGGGCCGCAATATGCCAAGACAACCAAGCCGCGCGCTTGGCCTCTTGCTCCATCTTATCACGCGCGCCCGCCATTTGTGCAACATAAAGGCGGGGTGACAGGCCCCAAAAATCAGATGGATCAAAGCCTGCCGAAACATACGCCCGCAACATTGCCAGGAAGTCTAAGCGGCCTTGGCCTTGACCGCTTTCTGCTTTCCCACAACGCCGTTCTCCTCTGGCGTTGGCGTTGCGGCCTGCATCAGTCGGGCAAGCGCATTCACGTCTGCGCTCAAGATATTGCCCGCATCATTTGCCGTGGCGTCGGGGTGATGGTGCTGCAAAAACGCCAGCATCATCTTGCGCATCATGGACGCGGATATGCCCACGCCCTCAAAGTCCTCGAAAACCTTGAGGGCATTTTCGCCAGTGGCTTCTTCAAACCAGCACATCGCGTTGAAGTCGCAACGCAATGTGAAGGTTTTGCCGTCACCCTCGGCGGTGACTTCGCCTAGAAACTTATTGGCCATTATGATGCCGCCGCAAGAACTGCCTTGCCCGAACCCTTGACGGTGAATGTGGCGGTCATCTTTTCAGTTGACAGTTCGCCAAATTCGTAGGCCGTAACAATGCCCGCAAACGTCAGCTTGACGCCGCTTGGGAACAGGATTTGGAATCTGCCAGTTTTGGCCTCGAATGCAGTAACCAGAACGTCAGTTGCGTTCGGCACGAAGTTTATCGTGATGGTCGCGTCGCCGGTCTCGGCCATGCCCGCGATGTATTCCAGATACTCATCGGGGCTTTTGAGATGCGTGGCGTCGATTGTGGCGCGCGTGCGCCCCGGCGGGGTGATGTTTGTCACCTCACCAACCAGCGTGTAGACGATGGGATCGGCATCGTCGCCAATGCCGAAGGATGCGTTATAGCCGATGTCGGCTGCGGTTGCGGTCATGTCATGGTCTCCAGTTTGTGATAAAGTCTAGTGATACGCGAAAGTTTCGATCCGGTTCGTTTCCACCACCTTCGCGGTCATCGCGGGAACCCCCCAAGAACACGCCGGAAAAGTTGCCGCCTGAATAACCGTCAAGCGTGGCCCGCACGGCGCGGCTGAGTAGCTTTGCGCCGCCGTAGGTCGTGGCGTAGCAGTCGGCCTGTATGCGGCCCTGTGACAGCCCGTCAGGCCCAGCAAGCGTGTGATCCTCGGCATCGCCAATCGTGTTCAGCACAATGGCGGGATATGCCAGCCCTTGTGGGTGTGTGCCGAAGTTGATCCGCGTGCCGCAGATGTTGGTCACGGCAGTTGTGGCCAGCAGGAATGTGCGGATTGCTTCTTCCATTGCTACGCCCTCGCCTGTCGTGCGGCCTTGCGTGCCGCGCGTGCCATTGCCTTGTCAATCTCAATCATCATTTCGCGACCAAGCCGATCCAGCGTTGGCTTTTTTTCCTGATCCCACGCGGGGCGCATATACGCCTGCGGCGGTTGGTAAACTGTCCCAAATTCCTGCATTAACGCTTGGGGGTATGCCTTGACAGACGGCCCGACAAACATTTCCACAGCCGACCTGTCATCCCTGAACATCTTGCGGTGCTGCGACGCGTCTTGCCGCGATAGTTTCCTGCTTACGAATATTTCACGATGCAAATCCTCAGATGTCGTGTTCGGATCGTCGGGGGCGAGTGATGATGCAAGATCGGCAATCGGTTGCGCCGCAGTCTTGAGCGACCGACGCAAGACGCCCTTACCTGCTGACTTGCTCAAGTCTTTCAGCGCCTGTTCAAGATCGGCAAACCCGGTTGTGCGCATTACCTCAGTCATCGACACGCGCCCCCGCTGTAATCTCAAGGCGACGATTGCGACCTATCTCTTTGATGCCGTAAATCTGGAACGTCTCGCTGTTATAGGTCAGCGCATCCTTCGCCGTCAGCGCGCGCGTAAACACCGATGACCGAACCTCAAACCGCGCAGTCAGGGATGCAGACACTTCGCCGGAACGCATCTTTTCGCCGTCACTCACGTCTGTCTTGGACGCCGCCACAGGCGTGCCGTGATTGGCCCATGCCTGCACCTGCGCAAACCCGTCATCGCTCAGCGTGAAGCGTCGAAACTGGATGCGCCGGTCAAGTGCGCCCGCCCCGCTAACCATACCACCGCACCCGCTCGTTGCCGATCAGCGCATCAACGGCCAATGGCACGGTTGCAAGCCGCCCCTCTGAAATAGCCTCGCGGTGTTCATACCAATGTGCCACCAGCATCAGAATAGCGTGCCGGATGCCTTGCGGCACATCTGCGGGTGCATCTCCAAACCCGGCGATGTATGTGATCTTGATCGCGTCTTGCCGCGTGTCGGCAGTTGGCCATTCGCGATCTTCCTTCGGCTTGCAAATCACATAGTCGCCTTGAAGCCGGGTCTCGAAGTGATCAAGCGTGGCGGTCAGCAGCGCGCCTGTGTCGTCAAAATACTGCACAGACACCAGCGATTGAAATGGGCCAACCTCAAGGCGCGGTCTGCCCGGTGATTGCGTCTCATACTGCGCCCAAGTCTGTGTGATCATAGCGCGGCCAAGTTCGCCCTGCGCGTCAACGTGCGAAACCGCCGCCTTGATCAAGCTAGTGATCAGCGTATCGTCATCGGCAGAATCCACACGGCAGTGCGCCTTGGCCTCGGCAACTGTTACCGGGTCAACCAATGGGGCAGTCACAAGGCGCAGGGCGGTTGTCACTTGCTTGCCTTCTCCACGTTACGTCGAGCAATTGCTTTTTCAGGTTGCGCCGCGCGGACGGGTTGAGCATGTCCGGCCTCAATCATGCGGACCGCCTCGGCGTCAGACACGTCCACCACATCGCCACGGTTTTGTGATCCGGTTGCGGTTGCGCGGGCCATGAGTAGTTTGATCTGCATTTTGTTTCCTTCCTGCGATCAGCTTAGTGAGGCGGCAAGTTTCCCTGCCGCCCTAGAAGCTGATTAGCTGGCGGCGAGGGCCAAGTGCTTGACCGCTGCAACGTCGGACAGTTCGCCGTCAAAGCGGATGTAACCGGCGATGCCGAAACCGGGCCAGAAATCCTTATCCTGGATTGCACCGATCAGCGGCTGGCCAACCTTGCGGACGTAGTATTTGCCCATGTCGCCGAACAGCATGACGCGGGAACTCACGCCCGAACCAAGACCGGCCATTGCCTGATTGACCGAGTAGTTATAGCCAAGCAGCGAACCCGGCAGACCGGCCTGAATGTTGCCCATGGTCCACAGATAGTTGCCGTCGCCGTCCTTCAACTTGCGGATGGCCGACAGCGTGCTGTCGTTGAACATGAAACCCACCTTCGGCCCAGTGCGATAGGCCGGATCAACCGAGTGCAGGAACGTGATGATCTCATCGGCGGTGATCGCAGCGGTCGCGGCTGCAACCAGACCAGCACCCGAAGCAGTCACGATCCCGTTCGGGTCGCCAGTGCCGTCGCCTACCGTCAGTTCAAGGTTCGCCCGACGCCCAAGACGCTCGCCCAGCAGATTGCCAAGGATGGTCTCCATGGCAAAAACGCTGTCATCGGCCAGTTCTTTCGAGACCCGAATCCATTCCGTGTTGAACGCATAGGCGTTCAGCGTCTTTTCACCAAACGTCACATCGGACCCGCCGTCATCGGTCAGGGTTGCGCCCTCGGTGTGCTTCACAACAACCGACGCAGTATCGTTCACAGTCGGCATGGTGATCGCGCCGCCGCCTGCGGTGACAATCTCGGTTGTGATGCCGGGGTTATACATCGGCCCGAATGCCAGCATGGACTGAGTGAGAACGTTGAGAAGTTCGGTCGGGATGGTGTAACCGCCAGCCGCCGCCGTGGTCGTCTGTGCGCGATGTTCAACCGACGTAAAGCCACGATCCAGAACGGCGCGGGCTTCGGCGGGCATGTCACCCTTGACGCCTTGCGCCTTGAGATACTCATGGAACGCGGTGCGATAGGTCATGTCGCCGCCTTGGTGAACCTCGACAACCGACGCGCCGGGGCGCTTGGATTCGCGGGCTTCACGCTCGGTGCGGTCGATGCTTTCGATGGTGCGCTTCTCAGCATCTGCCAGCTTGGTCTCGCGGTCGGCGCGGGCCTCGATGCCTGCAGCTTCGTCAAGCGCACGATCTACGGCTTGCTCAGCTTCCTTGCGCTGTTCGGGTGTGGACTTGTCGCTGATTGCGTCAAGCAGGGAGCGGGCTTCAGTGACGACATTTGCCGCCTGTTCCCGCAGTTCTTTTACCGTGGCCATTTACAGGGCCTCCATTAAAAGGATCTGGTCTGCCATCACGGCGATCAGTCCAGCACTTGCCCAAGGTGCGGGAAGTAGGCACAGCGGGAACCGCCGTTA